ACCATGATCTTTATTTTTAATTTTATAACTGGGATATTTTTCAAATAAACTTTCCACAGCGTCCCCGTCATAGGCCCTGTCAAGAGTGAGAATTTTTTTTGATTCCCAAATATTTTCATAGTCATAAAGCAATTGATCTAATCTATGATCACTCATATTAACTATAATATGTCCAGCATCTAATTTTTTTAATTGCGATTCGCCAGTGGCCCAAATACACTTGCTTTCAAGTAACCCTTTTAAAATAGAATCAAATTCTTCTTGATTAAATTTTACAATTTCCACATCTGTATCTAACAACACTACAAAATTATAATCTCTTAAATTACGCAATGCCCATACTTGACTTTGCATTTTACGCCAAAAATTTACAGGTTTAGTTCTATTACAAAATTCTGTAAATAAGTTTCCTTGATTATAAACATCATTCCATTGAATTATTTTAATACTTGGTATTTTTATTACGTCCTCATCACAAATAACATATTTGTCACCAGGCAATTTACGCCAACTTGGTAAACAATATTTTGCTATGCTGTCGTAATATTTTGCATCAGCTAATCCACTCCATGCTATATTCATTTTATATCCCTCTGCTGACAATATTCAGTTAGAATACGTTCCTTATGCCATTCATCTGCCATTGGTGTATTGGCAAACTCATGAAAAGAAGGTGCACCTAACGTATAATGCAACAACTTAGCATCAGGATTAGCACCATATTCATCTGGAAGCCAATTCCATTCTTTAGGCAATTCACCTATTCGACTGTCATCTAGCCATGTAAATCTATGTAATTCTTTGCCTGTTGCTTGCATTATATACTCTGGAGTTAGTATTCTATTTGGAAAACTATTGCAATTCCAAAGTATAACACTGGACCAATTTTTACGGGGATAATCCTCATTTTTAGCACCTAAGTATTTAACTGGCATTTTGGTTTTATAGTCATGCTTGACCACTTGTACATCAAACATACTATTACGCAAATTCCATAATTCAGTAATGTCACTACGCACTACCATATCGCCATCAATAAAAATAGCATGGCCACACCAATGCATAAGATATGGAACTAGGAATCTAGTGTATATAAAATGATTACTGCCGTCAGTATGAGTCTCACTGTAATCTTTAAAAAGATTCAGTGCTACTGGTACAATACTAACGGGGCTAGTGCTAGTTCTTATTATGCTGTTAGCACATACATGGAATACTGTGGCCTCTCTAGGATCATACCCAATAAAAATTGGGATCAAATCTTTCATCTATAATGTAGCATCCTCTAACCCTGCGGTTCGAAGTTTTATTACATTACTTAGCTGCCATTGTTTGATGTCCAATGCTTTTGTGATACCCAACCATTTATTACGTATTAAGGCGAATTCATTAATGGCTTTTTCAAATTCAACAACGTCTGGTTCGCCTTCTACGTAACGATCACAATCACGACTGCTTAATGCTCTTTGATAGTTTTCCAAATACTTTTTAAAGTGATGGCTTTTAAGTTGACGCATTTCAATATTGAGAAACTCTAAGATAGCTTCGATTTCCTGTAATTGATTGAATCTCTGCTCTACAATACCAGGCATGCTGGCTGCTGCTTTTTCTATATTTCCCGCTATACGGGCATCTTTTCTTGCTTCAATCAATTCATCTTCATAATATGCCATGGCATCAGGCAAAAGACTGAAATCTTGGCTGATCTTAGAGTACCACATGATCAATATTCGTCTTCTTCAGGATCTTCGTAATCTTCCTCAATGTCAGTGTCATCTTCTAGATAATACTCAATGGCGCTGTCTAAATCTGCATCCACTCCCATAGCACCTTGAAGGACTTTGTCCTTAATATTAAAGTCTGCTAGCAAGTCAATAAATTGCTCGGCAGCAGCTTGAATATCCTCCTTGCCAATGAACTCTTTAAAAAAACACCAAATATCACTAATTTGCGTATCAGTCATTTTCTACAGTCTCCTCCGTTATGACTTCTTTAGGTTTAATGTTATGGAAATCCTCCATTAACATATCTAATTTATCATTTTTCCATTCTTTTCTGTAATATAGATGTTCTGCACCTTTACTGTCAGTGAACTTGAGTCTATTACCCTGCTGTACTAACACACCCTTAGCTTCAAATAAATCTACTAGGCCACTGTATGGGTCCATTCCAGTTTCATAAGGAATCTTAATTTGAAGTGTTTCAAAAGGTTTAGCATAGCGAGTCTTCATAATCTTACAACTTGCACGAATGCCTTTTACTTCACTGATCTTGTTGCCATTCTCATCCTCTTTGAGTTTGAGCTTTTTCATAGCAACTACAATACTAGACGCATAAACAAAGCCTTGACCACCACTGATCTTGTCATCTGGGTCAAACATGTCTTGGCTAGCATAGGTATGATTAGTACAAACCATGCCCACATTATAATTACCAAACATATTGACACAATTACGAACCAATGCTGTTAATGCTTTAGGTTTACGCCCCATGTCACCTTTAAGGTCGCCTGCTTCAAATTGATTAACATCAGTAGGAGTTAATAACATGCCCAAACTATCAAGTACAAATAGAACTTTAGGACGTTCTGGCATTTCTTTGTACTCTTTCATAAACTCGCTAATAGTTTTAGCCACATCATCAATCATGGCCATATTCAATTTGAGCAGTTTATCTTCACTAGTATCTACACCAAGTGCTTTAAGCCATGCTTCATCCAAGGCATTTTCAGTATCAACAAGTACCACATAGATACCTTGTTCTTGTGCATGTTTAATTAGATTACCACTGCAAATATAGCTTTTACCTGCACCACTTTCACCGGCAAACACAGTGACTTTGCCCAAGGGAATTCCTTTATGGAAATCACTACTAATTAAATAGTTTAGTGCATAATTGCCAGTACTTACCCAATCTGTAGGATCATTAAATCCCACACCTAATCCATCAATACTCTTAGTTAGAGTTTTACGAAATTTACTTAAATCAAATGCTTTTGTTGCCATATTACATTCCTGGTTTAGGTGAAACAACGATGTCTTCACGCCCAATTGCCTTGAGCCAAGTGTTTAATCTATTAATTAAGACACTGTCATCTTTAGGGTTATCAAACCTAATATCAATATCAGCTACAGTATCTCCTGATTGATCCTCACGACTATTAAAACTCAAAGTAATGCTTTCATTAATTTTTTGTGCTTTTGCCATTATTTTTCTCCATAGAAAACTTGGGCGTATGACTAATGTCACAGAGGCCCAAGTGGTAAATTACGCTTTTTGACGATTACGAATCATTGCAATAATGTCGGTTGCGCGACTATCACTGCCTTTAGATTCTTCTTTTTCTTCCACAGTCTTAACTGTTTTAAGAGCAGGTTTAGCTGCCTTAGCCACAGGCTTTGGCGGCTCATCGTCCATGTCATCGTCCATGTCTGGTGCAACTGCAACTGCTTTTTTAACAGCCACAGGATCACCAGTGCTTTGAGCAGCGCCACTAGGTTTGAAATATTGACCCCAACGTTCCATATCATATTCCTCACCATCTACGCTGGCTTGAAACATTTCCTTGATAACTTTGACTTCTACATCAGTGGGTTTCTTAGGTAGGAAATCTTTAAGTTTGAACAGGCCAAATTCATCAATTGCCGCTTGCTCATCTGCACTAAGAGGACGTTCACGACGGCTCCATTTGCTGGTGCCGTAATCTGCATAACCACCTTTACTGGATTTGATCAGACGAAAATCAACGCCATGAACATAATCAGTAGGAAGGTCTTCCATTTCTGGATCCATTAGTGCGCCCTTGATCAGGGTAAAGATCTGGGGTCCAATAATGAATCTACGAATGGGATTTTCTGATTTTTGATCTTCTTTGAGACCATCTTCAGTGACAAAGCCTTGGAACAAATAGCTACGCTTTTTCCAATATTTACGACCCATTGCTTCGAGACTGGGGTCTTTAAACCACGCTCGAACTTCACTGAGTACAGGACAGACTTCGCCATACATTTCCATACAAGGAACTTGTACGTTGACTTTTTTATTATCTGTCTCGCCTTTCATGCCTGCAAATTCCAGCTTGATCATAGCACGTTCTACCCAAAAGAATGTGTTAGATTCATCGCCGTCTGGGAGAAATCTTACAGCCGATTCACCTCCTTCTTTAAGATTCCAGAAAGGATAAATTGAAAGATCGCCGGTACCTGTTCCGCCGCCTTTTACTTCTTGTTCTTTTAATTTTGCTCGAATTTCTGCTAAAGTTGCCATAGTTTTTTCTCCTGTAGTTGCCTATGTTTTGCCTATATTGTTAGACACATGTCCAACAAAAAAACGCATATAGCTAGTATATGCGTTTTTATTTAGCTTTGCAAGCAAAAAGGTAAGAAAAAAAAGACTAATTAAGCCAACCCTGCCAGTTTTTTAAGATCACCTATCATTCTCATAGCATCATCTGGACTAGTTGGTTTCATTTTAGCCAATGCTACTTTGAGATCTGGCGTAGTAGCTGCTCTTGTAGGTGATACTGAAGGATTCGAATTTTTAGATGAATCAGATCCTGGCATACCAGGCAGTTTCATTCCCTTCATCATATCACCAAATTTACCTTGTATACCTTTATACATGCCACCTACTGGGTCATCACCACTGGCATCAAACCCCATATTTCCGGCCATGCCTCTAAATTT